GAGCGAATGGTCTCACATATTCGACATATGCGAGAGCGAGGATGGGTGATTCGCATAGGTCATAGATGGTCGCATGGAGGAGCAGACTCTCTGGCGAGGTGTCTTGGAATTGATTTGACAAATTGCTGGAGCCCGGAGTTGGTGGAAGGAGATGCAAAGCTCTTTGATCAGACTGTTGCGGAATTATGGACGAACTTGTATTGGTCATCGATGTCAAACTTTGTGGATCCACAAAGTCCGGACTATGAGTGTTTTGAGAAGGTGGTTAAATTTCTGCTAAAGAATATGATTGTGCGACTTACGCAGTTGTTAGGTACTATTTGGGGGGCGGTAAAAGGAGGGGTTCCTTCTGGAGCTTTTAATACCTCTCATATGGATTCATGGATTATGGCGATGTACATAATTCTTTTTTGTGTGTGGCAAGTGCACACAGCGGCAGTGGAGGATCAAGAGGAGTTGGAAATGGATTTACTCACTTTGGTGGCCTTGATTGTGTATGGTGATGATCATTTGTATCGAAAAGGATTAGGAAAAGGTTCTGTTTACTTTTCTGGAGCTGCTTTTGTGGATTTTATGTGGAAGCATTTTAGGGTTTTGGTGCGTGATATGAAGGATGGTGTTTCTTTTGCATCTAAAGTTTCCGCTGGTTGGGTTACTCAATATGGCTGTACTTTCTTGAAACATCAGATGGTTGAAAATCAAGAGAAGTCACCTGGACAGCCAAGTTTCTTGCCTTTTCGTGAGTCTCGTGAATTTGTTATTCGTGCCGTTTGGGGCCGGGTAACGAGGTCAAGGGATGTAGTGGATACAATGTTGTCAATAATAGGACATGCCTATGGAACGTATGCCTCAAATCGAGATGCGTATGACAGGCTGAAAGTGTTTTATTCTGAGTTGCTTACCTCGGAAAATATTGTGGGTGATCTTGCAGGTGTCATGCGAAATCGTATTACGAATGACGATTTAAAAAAATTTCGTCAGATGGGATTGTCGGTGGAAGAAATAGTTTCCGGCTTTCCTGCGTGGCAGACTCTGGTTGATAAAAATATCTGGGATGAGAGTTATCAGGATACTACGAGTCGTGTTTTGGAAGAAGAAGGGTTTGAATTAGAAGAATGGTAAGGGTCCGATGTGATGTGAGTAGTCACTAGGATATACCTTGAAAGGAGGTAGATAAGATCCTTAAAGTCCCCTTTCTTAGTGAGAATG